ATGAGAGAGGGCAATAAGATGATAGATTTTCTAGGAACAGTGACAGCTATTTTTATTCTTGCATACTTGATGAGGGGATCATACTTTATAGTACAAGATGCACAGAAACGGTGGGAAGAAAGAAACAAATAGACCAAGGCTTCCCCTAGCCCTTTGAGCCAGATTAGTCCACTGGTGGTCGAAACGGACTATTAATTTAATGCATATCGCAGATGATTAAATAGCATTATTTATCATAAGCTAACCTGTATAGAATGCGCCTCCACCAACCAGAGAGGCATTTATGATTCTATACATGATAGTTTTTTGCGTTATTAGTCTATGCGCTATAGCCAAAGATGAATTTAATTAACACTTTTAGTAATTTATAGTACAATACGGCAACTAATTACATACAGGTGATAGTATGGAGTTGCAATTAGTAACCAAAATCAATGAAGTTTACAAGCGAGAGTGGTTTGATTTGCTTGATAAGATAGATCAGATCACTCAGACTCTTGGCTATGCTGAGTACAACAGGCAACAATTCAGGGCTGAGATCATTAACTGGTGTGAAGAAGTCGATGCCAAGTTAAATGAACCGCCACCCGAACCTATAATCCCACAACCTTTATCAGAAGAAGTATTTGGAACAGAGCAGTAATGGGCAGACCTAAGTGGATACCAGACGAACTAACCTGCAAGAAAGCTAAAGACATGGCCTCTAGAGGGCTTACGGTCTTACAGATAGCCGATTGCCTTGGTGTAAGTCACACGACCATATACGAAAGACAGAACGAGTTTCCTGAGTTTGCTGAGGCTATAAAAAGGGGTAGAAGTCAAGGAATAAAAGAAGTTGCTAACGCCCTGTTTGATAAAGCTGTTGGGGGTGATACCACTTCAATGATCTTTTATCTGAAGAAAAGAGACAGAGAATCGTGGGGAGATGAGTACATTGACCCAGTAAAAGAAATCCCTCCTATCAATATTATCGTAGACAGCAATGCAATTAACCAAGCCTCAAAGTGAGATATTTTGTTCTAACTCTCGCTTTCGCGTATGTGTGGCAGGTCGCAGATTTGGCAAGACCTTTCTTTCAACAGGTGAATTACTCAAAGCGGCCATTGGTGGCAAGAATAGAAACTGTTGGTATTTAGCACCAACCTATCAGGCGGCAAAAGAAATTGCTTGGTCGATGCTGATTGACACCATTCCAGAAGAGTACATTGTTAAGACTAATGAGACAGCCCTTACATTAAAGCTAATTAACGGATCAACAATCAGCCTCAAAGGTGCAGAGAAAGCGCAGAATTTAAGAGGAAGGGCATTAGACTTCTGTGTGTTAGATGAGTTCGCGGATATGCGCCCAGAGGCATGGTATGAGGTTATACGGCCATCTTTATCAGATAGGCAAGGATCAGCACTATTTATCGGAACACCGAAAGGCAGAAACCACTTCTACGACTTGTGGGCATCTGGCTTAAACAAAGAAAACGACTGGCAGAGTTTCCAATACACAACCCTACAGGGCGGCAATGTTCCTGAATCAGAGGTTGAAGCGGCTAGAATAGACCTAGATGAGCGTACTTTCAACCAAGAATACTGTGCAGAGTTTTTGTCATATAGTGGCATTATTTACTACTCCTTTAGTCGTGAACACTCTGTGTTGGCGTGTGGCGATGATAATGGTACACTGTTAATCGGTATGGATTTTAACATATCCCCAATGAGTGCTTGCATTGCTATACGTAAAGGCGGGAAGCTGTATATCTTTGACGAGATTTGTCTCTTTGGGTCTAATACTGACGAGATGGTTACGGAGATTAAAGACCGTTACCCTAACCGTCATATAATTGTTTATCCAGACCCCGCATCAAGACAGCGCAGAACTTCGAGCGCAGGTGGTCGTACAGATTTGTCGATCTTACAGAACGCAGGATTTGAGGTTAAAGCCAAAAAGTCCCATGCTCTGGTTAGAGATAGAATAAACGCAGTGAATAGCCGTTTACTGTCTAGCAGTGGTGAACGGAATTTGTTTGTTAGCCCTAAATGTAAGCAGACTATTAAGAGTTTAGAGAGACAAACATATAAGGAAGGAACGAGTATTCCAAAAAAAGATGATGGCTACGATCATATGAACGATGCCCTTGGTTATCTTGTGGAGACTATTTTTCCTGTTCGCACAGAATACAACACACCACAACCTACTAGGTGGACTTGATGAGATTGAACGCAGATACAACACACCCTGACTATGATAAATACGAGAGCCGATGGGAGTTCTATGTTCGCTCATATCTTGGTGGAGAAGATTACTTTAATGGCGCATACCTAACGCGCTATATATCAGAAACCAGTGATGACTATGACCGCAGACTTGATCTGACACCTTTAGATAATCACGTAAAGAACATTGTGCATATCTATTCTAGCTTCTTATGGCGAGTGCCACCTACTAGAGCATATAACAGCGCGGCTAACAATGTAGCCTTAGAACCGTTTCTGGATGACTGTGACCTAGAGGGCCGTAGCTTTAATGCGTTTATGCGTGAGTGTCAGATATGGGCAAGCGTCTATGGTCATGTTTGGGTAATGATGGACAAGCCTAAGTCTAACGCAGGTACAAAAGCAGAAGAGTTAGCCCAAGACATCCGACCTTATGTGACTATGTTCACCCCTGAGAACGTCTTAGATTGGAACTATGTTAGAACCCCTAGCGGTAGGTTCGAACTTGATTACCTTAAGGTCAGAGAGTCCGTTATACGTGTTGATGAGACTACCACAGAGACATACTACCGCGTTTGGTACAAAGACCGTGTAGAGTTATGGCATTCTGTAAACGACCTTGACAAGCAAATAGAGGTTGATAACAACGTACTGGGTCGTATCCCTGCTGTATTCCTACCTGCTAACCGTAGCGTTACTAGAGGTATAGGATTAAGCGACATAGCAGATGCAAGCTATATGCAACGCGCTATCTACCAAGAACTATCAGAGATCGAGCAACTTATACGGATCTCAAACCATCCGACACTAGTTAAATCCTTCCAGACAGACGCTAGTGCAGGAGCAGGTGCAGTCATTAATCTACCTGATGACATGGATGCAAGCCTTAAGCCTTATCAACTACAGCCTAGTGGACAGAACTTAGACGCTGTACGCGCATCGATAACCGATAAGGTAGAGGCAATTAACCGCATGAGCCATATGGGTGCTGTACGTGGCACAGAAGCGATGACCATGAGTGGCGTGGCTATGCAGACAGAATTCCAAATGCTCAATGCGAAATTAGCAGAGAAGGCTGATCTACTAGAATTAGCTGAAGAGCAGTTATGGCTGTTGTTCTGTGATTGGCAAGACGTTACCCCTGATGTCGAGATATTCTATCCAGATGCATTCGACCTACGTGATTATGATAAAGAACTAATGTTCCTACAGCAGTTGCGTTCTACTGGCGTTAAGTCAGTTACATTGTCACAAGAGATAGACAAGAAGATTGCCGATTTGTTGCTCGATGATGAGGAACTTGCGAAGTCACACGTTGAAATAGAATCTGGTACACAAGTATTAGGTCAGTTTAATGAACAGGCACTTGAGATAGAAAGCTAATGGCCGCAGATATTGATCAGTTGCGTGAACTGATTAGGCTTGCTGAAACCCATCAGGCAAAGTTAGCAAGCGCCTTAGTTAAGCTAGAGAACCGCATAGCTGACATCATGGCTACTGCTCCACTAAGAGATGGCGAGTTGTTTGATCTAGAGTGGGCTGTACAGGCTAGGGTTGTTCTACGTGAGGCTATAGAGCAAGAATACCTAACAGTTGTTGATGGCTTAGTGCGACAGTATAACGATGTAGCGGCTAAGGCTATTGCCATGCTAGGGCAGTACGGTGATATTGCTAACCTAGATGCTAGTATTATTCAGCAGTTACAGAGCCTAACCTTTAAAGGCTTTGAGGATTTAGGTCAACAGTATCTAGATGTCATTGCTAAAGAGGTCTACGAAAGCACCCTAACAGGAACACCATTTGCCGCAAGCGTAGCAACGATTAGAGCCACTGTAGGCAGTGATCTAGGGCGTTATGCTAGTCAGCAGTTGCATGATGCCTTAATGCAGTTTGACGCGGCTGTAAACACTAGAGTTGCATTAGAGGCAGGTGCTAAAGAGTTTAAGTATCAAGGGCCAGACGATGAGGTCACTAGAGACTTTTGTGAAAAGCACGTAGGCAAAATATATACTAAAGAAGAAATTGAAGAAATCTGGTCAGGTAGTTGGGCAGGTAAAATAGATGGTAATCCATTTATTGTGCGTGGTGGCTATAACTGCCGTCATAGATTTAGGGCTGTATTTTAAGGAGACAATCATGCCACAAGGTAAAGGTACATACGGTAGTAAGGTAGGACGACCCAAAAAGAAGAAAAAAACCAAGAAATAATTGTATGCTACAATGTTAATTCACCAATACTCTATAAGAGGTTCGTAACATGAGCGATGAAATCATGGCAACAGAAGCTGATACTGAGACAGCGGCAGTAGAAACTCAGGAAACCAAGACCTTTACTCAGGACGAACTAGATCGAATTGTTGCGGATCGCGTAGCAAGAGAGCAAAGAAAGTTCGATAAGAAGATACAAGGCATTGATCTGGATGACGCAAAGGAACTGATGGCAAAGCGTGAAGCCGCAGAACTGGAACGACAGAAAGAGCGTGGCGAGTTTGATTCTATCCTGAAAAAAACGGTCGAAAAGAAAGATATGGAAATACAGAGTTACAAAAGCAAGTTGCAACAGACGCTAGTAGATGGAGCGATCTTAGGTGCGGCTTCTAATAATAACGCTGTCAATCCAAATCAAGTATCACAGTTATTGAAAGACCAGACCAGACTATCAGACGATGGAACGGTTGAGGTGCTAGACGGTAACGGTGTGCCGCGATACAATGACAGCGGTGATCTGCTATCAGTTAATGAAATGGTATCAGAATTTTTAACAGTAAACCCACATATGGTCAAAGCGTCACAAGGTGGCACAGGCTCGATGGGTAACACTGGTGGCTCTACACAGAAGCCTCAATCTGTG